GCATAGTTAGCATTTAGATTACCGGATTCAGGACCAAATACTCCATTGCCAAATAAGATATTACTTGCATTGCCATCTAAATTGATAACTGCAATATTGCCAATGCCACTGACGTTTGCTACTGCTACACTGTTTGCTGTATTTGCAATGTTAGCATAACTTGCATAGTTTGCATTAGCTACTATACCACTTACATTATCACCAGCAACTGCATTCGCTGTTGTAGCAAATGTTGATAAGTTACTTGTATTTGCTTGACCTGCATATGCTGAATAATTTGCATTAGCTACTACTCCACTTACATTAGCACCTGCTACTGCATTGGCAGTTGTAGCAAATGTTGCGAGATTGGCTGTATTGGCCGCATTTGCATATGTTGCATTTGCTACTGCGCCAGTTACATTACTTCCACTTACATTAAAAGCTTCACCAGCAAAGTTAGCAAAGTTAGCAGTATTAGCAATTAGATTACCAACTTGTAGATTACCAATAACAACAACATTACCAAATGTTGCTGTGCCGGTTGCGCTTAATGTTGTAAGTGTGCCTAAACTTGTAATATTAGGTTGATTTGCAATAGTTACATTACCTGCAAAGTTTGCAAAGTTAGCAGTTGGTACATTACTTATTGTTCCAACTACCGCACGACTAATCTGTACTTGTACATTTGGTGGTGGTGTTAATGCAACTTGTACGTTGCCTGTGTTTGTTACGATTACTTGATTAGCCATATTAGTAGTTGATTACCCCATCTGAATTTACCAAGAACAATAAGAATACTGCTTGGTCATATGCTGGTTGTGTTCCAACTGCGGGAAAACTAATCTTAATTCTACCTGTGAAACAAGCTGGCTCTGCGGCACTTATATCTAAATCAGGATCTCCTGCGATCAAGTCCCACGTATCATCATCAATAGTCATTGTGAACGTGCCTGCCGCATTAACTACATTAGTAATTGGCAATACGATTGGAGTAGGAGCAACACGATTCATACGCATTGTACCACTAGCAGTAGTTAAGTTTAATACGCCGCCGCCCTGTGTAGCACTGATTGTAAATGTAGTTTCAGTGATAATTGTTTTTACAAAGTATGTTGTATTGATAGCGACACCGCCAAATACTGCGCCAACAAACTGTACTGGTTGATCGACAAATAGATCGGCAGTGCTAGTACAAGTAAATGTATCAGTTGTAGTTTCTGCACTTGTTATTGTAGTAATGAGAGGAACTAATGGATAATCATAGATTTGAAAATCATATCCAGTCCTGCTATCATTAAAGTTTGTAATTGCTCTGCGAACAATTTGTGCATTGATAGTAGCACCTGTTAAATCTACTGGAGTTGTTGCAGTTTGCCAACCACTAGTATAACTTGTAACTGTACTCCATTCAAAGTTCCAGAAATCTTTTTGATTGTATATTAAGTTCTGCGCTAATACTTGTGCGTCAAAACCTGCCACTTGATTTAATGTGGCTTGTGTAAATTTTGCCATTTGTTTTCCTCTGCTGTCTCGCATCTAACGAAACATAGCTACCTCGCTATGTTTCGTGTGTGATAATGTATTTATGCTTTATTTGTAGCCAATTTCACCAGATGATGGATTATAATATAATTGAACAGTGAATGCGGCGTTACCAGTTACATCACGTATAGGTTTAATGAATAAACTATTTGCTTGCGTAGCAAAAAGATTTGCTCCTGTAGCATTTATTACAGTTGCAAAATTAAATGAGGTACCGGCTTGCTTACCAAGTGCAATAGATCCAATACCTAAATTAGATGTACCGGCTTGTGTACCAATGGCAATACTATTTGAATTTTGATTATTTAATCCTGCGCCTGAACCTATAGCTATTGCATATAAAGTTTGATTATTAGCACCTGCATTGGCACCAATAGCAATTGAATTGGTGCCCTGTATGGCACCTGCATTGGCACCAATAGCAACCGACCTAGACGATTGAAGTACACCGGCGTTTGCACCTATTGCAACACTTTCATCACCTATACTAGTATAGCCTGCATTTGCACCTATAGCTATCGTTCTCACAGCACCGTTGCCGGTATTTAAGCCCAAATGAATATTTTGATTAGAAACAAATAAATCAGTTAATGTTCCTACACTTGTAATATTAGGTTGAGCATTATTAGTTACTGTGTTTGCAGTGTTTGCAGAACCGCTAATGTTACCAATAAAATTAACGGCAGTTATATTACCAGTTGATATAATATTACCAACATTAGCATTGCCAGTAATGCTTAAACCGGTTAATATGCCCAAACTTGTAATATTACCTTGACTAGCAACCGTTATATTACCTGCGTATGCCGCAAAGTTTGCATTTGCAATATTAGAATTCAACGTTCCTAGAACTGTTAAATTACCTGGAATGTTTACATTGCCTGTAATTTCATTAAAAGTAAAACCACTGTTACCACCAAAAGTACCATTATCATTGTATTGTATTTGAGTATTACTACCGCCTGGAGTGCCATTACCGCCTCCACCAGTCATTGCAGTCCAATCTAAATTACCTGTACCATCAGTTTGTAATACATAACCATTAACACCACCAGTAATCTTAATGTTTGCAACATTGCCTAGTGATAAATTAGATCCATCATATGTTACAGTTGGGATACCATCAACTGTATTCATATTGTTATATAATAGTTCAGTTGGAGAACTATTTCCAGGAAATAGTGTTATTGCTGGATTAAACGTTAACTGTATATCAGTTGGAGTTATTGTAATATCGTTAGGTTCAACAGTAAAATTAATACTGTTATTACTAACGGTAAAATCTAAATTTATATCAGACATTATTGATACCTTACGATCATTCCAATTGGTTCACGGCTTATATTTTGTAAACTACTTAATGCATCAGTCCTTGTTACGCTCATTGTAACAACTACAATGTTTGTATTTGCGGCACTGTTTGCTAAACTAACTATTGGTGTTGGGTTTGGACTTCCTGTGCCACCAGTTAATGTAGCAGGAATATACAGATAACCAACACCGGTTGCTGGAGTAGTAAACACTGCTGTTAAATTGGCACTATATGTTCCAGCACCAGTGCTCGGCTGTGGAGTATCCAATGTAAGATTACCAATACTTATTTCTGATGGATTTGCTGTTGAATATGTGATATTATCTGCAACATAAAACTTAGCACTTGTGCCTAATGTCCAAGGTGATGGTAAAGTGCAATTGATTGGATTACCAACACTATCTGTAAAAGCAAAAGGAAAAGTATAAGCCTCTCCTGTGTATATCTCTATACAACTCATCTCTGTGCCAGCGATTGTAATCGTCTTTGCGCCGTTTAATAGTAAACTCATTTTGTTTTCCTTATATTCTATTTATTGTTTTTATTTTAACTATTTCGCAGTAGGTTTAATGCGCCTGCGATACCAGTTACTCTAGTTCCACTAACCATATTTCTAATAATGTATCCCATACCTAGCATACCGCTTGTAGCGGGATATGTAGTTTGTTTTACTACTTTAATAGGTAAATCAGCTTCCATATTAAAAGTATCCATTAAGTAAGTATATGCTATTAACGTACTAGGGGCTGACGATAACACATAAAAAGGAACTAATTGAATTTTAGTATTACTATCAGCTACTAATGTAGATTCAATAGGAATAGAGACCGTCCATCCGTTTTGAAATCCACCTGTAGGTTGAACAAACATATAAATCCACCAATTATCTGTTCCATTAGCAATTGATAATACTGAGGCTTGCGCAGGATTAAATGAACTGGTGCTGTTTTGTAAATAACCATTCGCAGTAGAGCTTGTCCCTTGATACCAAGGAAATTCATAACCAGCACTTACATTGGTTCCATCAATATACACAGGAACGTTAAAGTCTGTGGTAATATCTACTGGCATTAAAACAGTATTAGTAGATACGCTAGGAATAACAAACTGTACTGTCTGTAAAATCTGTGATCGAAGTAATGAAGTATTTAAATTAGTAAACGTAACACTGTTAGATTGTAAGTTAGCACCCCAGTTAAACAACGAACTACTAAAACTTGCACGACCTGCTAATTCATTACGTGCTGTTGTACTAAAATAATAATTACCAATTGGTAAATCATTAATTTCAATACTTACTGTTTGTCCATTTGTGTATAGAGTGCCATCAGCTAATTGAGTGCTAGTATAAGATTTATGTAATGCAACGTTACTGCTATTACCATAATTGAAATCCATATACAATGTTGAACCAGTAGCAGGGACATTGCTACTAACTGTAAAACTTGTAACAGCACCGCTATTTGCTAATGTATTAGTTGTGATAACAGGTGTTGATGGTCTATCAAAGATATTAGGATCAGTCAATCCTGTATTTGCTTCTGGTATAAAATCATCTAATGCGTTATCATTGTATATTGTACCATTGTATTCAAACGCAGTTATTCTTGCGCCTAAAAAGCCATCGCTTGTTTTAGTTTCTTGTACTTGACTTACACGGAATAGTTTATCTGCCCATCCATATTCTGCTAATGTAACACGAACTACATCACCAGCAACAACTTGTATACCACTGTAATCTAAATTACAAACAATAGTTAAATCTTCACGTGACTGCAATAATCTACGCACACCCAAATAAACTGCACGAATGTAGTTGTTAATTTGTGGATATTGAACAACTAATCTATTGTCTGGTTCATTAGGCGATAGTAAACTTGGGTCATACCAAGCAGTGCCAACTGTTGTTAAATCAACTACTTTGTAATCTGTTTGGTCATTGATGTTTGCATTTGGGTACTGAACTTCTAAACTATTGTATGTTTGATTCAAGTCAATTGGATTGATATCAATACCACCAATCAATACACTACTATCTACACTGTACAAATCACCTAATACACCAGTATATGGTTTGTTGATAACAATAGTCCATTGTCCAGTTAGTTCGCTGTATTGTAGCCAACTATCACACGCATCAACCAATTGTTGTAGATTACTTAAACAGTTATCACCTGTATTGACTGGCCCATCAATACGATATCTTGGTTGTGTAGTTGTACCGCCACCTACTGGTATATATGTAATTGTTTGATCGCTGTATGCGTTCAGTGCAGTCAAACTTGCTGTATCAATATTTGCTACATCAATAGCACAACCATATTGTACATCAGTCATATAATCAAGTAACACATCACCGGGTTTAGTCAATGTGTTTGTAAGTAACATACTCAATCTTGGCATTTGTTGAGCATCTTGTACATCTTTGTTATAGATAACTTTTACAACAACAAAGCAAGTATCAGTCATTACATCTGTGCTTGTCCACCTATCACTTACTGGAATGCCTGCATCAGATAATATAGTAATAGCACTTGTGCCACCTGTATTCACACCACTACTTGAACCATTACTAAATTGATATATCCAAGCATAGCCATCAATAGTTGTATCTACTTGTGGAGTTGTTGCGTTAGTTGTTAAACTTACAACTTTGTTAACACCACTATAATCGCCAGCACCTAATGTAACTTCTTTGCCATTCCAAAAGATTTTGCCAAAGCTCATTGTTCCACTACTTGCTTCACAAATACTGAAAACATAATACATTGTCTTTTGGTCAGTGGTAATTTTAGCGTCTGTAACTGTAGGTGCTAGAAAAGCACTACCATAACTTACTGATAGTTTATTGTTTGTTGCTGGGCCTAATTGAACACGTGCTCCAACGTCTTGTGCGCCAGCGCCAGTTTTATTTGCACGATTAGCGACTAACTTACTAATGCCAATGGTAACTAATGTGCGAACTGCAAATGCGGCTACACTGCTTATTGTAATTCCTGCAAAGAAGCTTCCAACTGCGGCTGCGGCTGCTGTAAATACTGGCATCTCAAATACTCCAAGTTGTTTCTATAGGCTTCAAACCAAATCTACTGTAATCTAGTTTTTGACCTTCCATTTGGCTCATTGTATAATTTACAATAATACCATTGTCTTTTAATTCATCACAATGTTCAACATACTTTGCAAGCAATCTATAACCTGCTGTTGACCCACGATATTCTTTTTCTACCCAATATGCTATCTCACTCATTATAAGTTTGTTTGCATCCCACATAAATGGGCTTTTTATTGCTAACAACATACCTGTTAATTTCTTATCTTTTTCACTGACGAATGCAACACCTAACCCAACAACAATTGCTGTTAGTATCTTTAATGCTGTTTCTTCACTCTCAACAGTTAATCCTTTTATTGTACCACTGTCTCTGTAATGACGCAACATTTCCATTAATTGAGGTATATCAAATTTATTTGCTAATCTTATTTTCATTTGTTAAGGACTCGCATCTGTAACGTTTGTATTTGTATCTTGCGATATCTGACTTGCATCTGTTTGTGCCTGACTTTGTGTAGTAGCGACTTGAACTGGTGGCTTACCAAAGTCAAACGCTCTATCACTTAAACTTGGGACACGATCCATACTTGTATCAGTCGGGTTATACTCTTTCCAACTTTCGCTATTTGTTTTTCTACCCGCAATGCGATTTTCTAATACAGTCTTAAAGCTACTTGCATTTAATGTGATTGTGAAGTTATCATCATTATCTTGGCGTTCTTCACTAATGTTGTAGTTGGTAACAATACCAGTAAACCTGTGAGCATTGCTTGTAAGATTATAGTTGTTATCATAAAAGCCACGTGTGATTTCTAATTGACTACCACGTATCAAACTACCTAATACGATGGCCATATTGTTGCCATCGATACCACTTAAACTAATACTTGTATCTGCACTTGTTACACGAATATCACGCTGTTGTACACCAACTGCAAGTAAGCCACCTAATGGTGTGTATACTTGTCCATCAATAGTTTCAGATTGATAGCTACTACTGAATGTATAAACATTGTTGTTTGCTGTGTTGCCATACTCATTGTATATGGTCAGCTTAACAAACTCTGCATTATTAACTAATGGTTTATTATTTGCTACTGCTGGAATATTATCCATTATGCTGTCCCCACAAATTCATAAAGTTCAAATGCGTCACTAAACTCTAACAATGCGTTATTAATAACAGTTGATCCACTCATTGCTTGACCACCAGGTATCAATTTATAAGTTGGCATATTAGGACAGAACATTTTAAACTGGCAATTATTACCAACAATAATACCTTCGCCAGTTAACGAGGTGGCTGGTGGAATAGGAGTAAGTATATTTGGTCTGCTTGTAGTAACAACTACCTCTGATCCAGATCCGCGCAATACTTGTGTTGTACTTGTGAATGGGTAAGGATATTCATTTGATGATCCAATCTGTATTAAATCGTTTGGTGCAAATATAACTGCTGTTGTTGCGGCAGTTATACCACTTACGTTTAATGTAAGTGTTGTGCCAACCCAACTTACAACAGTAATTGTTGCTAATTGACCACTAGTCATTGCACCTTGATAACGAAAGATCCAACTTAATTGAGGTAGATTACTAAATGTAATTATTTCTGGTGTTATTCGATCTAATGTATCTAGTGCTTCCATTAAATCCCTTGCTTGATAGTATTTAAATCTGTTTGGCATATCAAGTGTGAATTTCCAAGGGTTTTTAGTTGGTGTTTGACTAACACGAGGTATTTCATTGCGTGTGTATTGTATGCCAACTACTTTACGTCTATCTATGTTTAGTCCGTTAGAGTAGTTTAATATTGTTTGTAAGCCGGCCATTTATATTTCCTTATCTACCATAACTTAATTCTTTTTGTGCCATTTGTACTGACCCAAATAACACTTTACGATTTTCAGCGAATAGTTGCGCTACTGATTTAGCGTCAACTGCACTAATGTTATTTGTAATGTATGTATTGCCTTGTGCGGCGTTAGCTACATTACCACCGTTAGGTACAATAGTGCCTGCTGTTTTTGGTACAAACAATTCAGGGCCATTCTCGCCAACAATGCTTGCTTTGCCTACTGGTGGTTGACCACCTTCAGCAAAAGAACCACCAAATAATGATCCTAAGAAACTAGATATTCCACTACTTGCACTTGCAAATAGTTTGCTTGCTTGCGCTTTTAATTCTATTTTTAGTAAATCCTGTATAACACTGCGAGCAAAATCACTAAACTTAAACTTGCCTGTAGTAACAAAATTATCAATAGCACTATTCATATTTTGCATAATGCTACTCATACCTTCACCTATAGTTTGTTGTAATCGAAAATTTGCCTGTTGTTGTTCTCCTATAGCTTCGTATGCTCTTGTAATCTGTTCTAAACCTTTTGCAAGTTCGTTAGCTTGACTTACACTCATATCCATACTATCAAAACCTGCCGCAAATGCCTGACCTGCTTGACGACCTGCTTCTGTGGCATCACGTTTGATTTTAGCAAACTGTTGCTCCATTGGACTCTTGCGTATTTGACTACTCTCAAACAATGCTTCGTTCATCTTTTCATTAGCACCACGTATTTGATCGCCTAATGTTGCTTGACGTTCCATTTGTTTTGTGATTTGCTCCATTGCAATTTCACGTTGCTTTTCATTATTGCTAGCAATTTGCTGGCGTGATATCACGCTATCTAAACCTTGACGTTGAGTTTCATATAGTTGACTTGCACTTGCAAGTTGTTCATTAATAATAGGAATTAAATATTCTTCTTCTTTTGTTAATGATTGTTTTTTCTTTACTAATTGGTCAATAAGATTGGCATAATCTTTGGTTAAATCAGCTTGCGCTAATATTCTTGTTTTTTCTTCTTCGCCATAGCCAGCAATATCTGCTTCTAATCCCATACGAAATTGAAGCTGTTGATTTTGTTTTACAAATTCACCAGAAATTTCTCTTATAGATTGTAGTGCTTTTTCACGTGCCTTTTGATCCACATCACGTTCAGGTTGTTTTACTGGAAAACGTTTTAATAAATTATTAGTTTCTGCTAAGTTTGCATCTTTAACAGCTTGCGCCATTTTTTCAGTTTCAATACGGCTTTCTTTTGCCTTATCAATTAGATTGTTCCAACCAAGCATATCAGCTAATTTATCGCCTACAAAATATCCGGCGATGGCACCAAAAAATGTTCCTACGGGCCCTAGTACCGTACCTAATTTCGCACCTGCAATGGCAGCGCCGGCTAACCCTGGCGCCAGTGAACCAATGCCTTCAACCATTCGTGCAAGTGCGTTAACTGCTATTGAACCAAAATCATCAAACAATTGTGATGCTGTATATATTGCAGTACCAAATACAGCCAAAACTGCTACGGCACCACGTATAGCTACCATCATTCCACTGGTAGCGGCAAATATGCCACTCATCGCACCTTTTCCGTTTTTCGCTATAAATCCAAATTCTTTTCCAATAACAGTTAAGCCACGACCTATTTGACCTAGTACTTTAACAACAGACAATCCAAAACTTAATGCAAAAGCTGCCGCCATTACAGCGCCTAAAACTTTTAATGCATTAACAAGGCCTTCTGCTTTAATGCCGCTTTCTTCCATTGCAAGATTAAATGAATTAACTTTCATAATAATAGGTTCAAAAGCCATTAATAATGCAAGTTGTAAATTACCACTTGCACGTTCTAAGTTGTCGTTCAAGTCTGCGGCACGCCTAATTGATTGAGCGTATCTGTCGCCTTCACCAGCTGTTGCTCTTAATTTTTCTGCTAATTGAGCAGGATCAACAGTTTTAAAACTCTTACCAAACTTGTCCATCATTAGAGTTGCACGGCGACCGGAATCATCAATCTTGCCAATGCCTTCTAACGTTTTAATCATTAGGTCACGTTCACCTAATTGTTGTAAATCTTTTAATGATACGCCTGCATCTTGGAATGAGTTTTGCGCTTTTATTGATCCTTGAGCGGCTTCGTCTATACTGCGAACAAACTGATTGATAGCCGCAGGCATTTGGTCGATTTGACCACCACTTTCAGCTAATGCCTTTTTTAGTTCTACTAAATTACCAACAGCAATGCCAGTTGCATTGCTTAAATCTTGCAGACCATCTGCCATTTTGACTGCACTTGCGCCAATAGAAGCTAGCCCAATACCAAGCAATGCTGTTCTCAATCCACCAAAACTTTTCGAAACTTTATCTATTCTACTGTTTAAGGTATCTAACGAACGAATAGCAGGTGATGTGTTTACGTCAACTGTATAACTTAAATCTGCCATTTTACTTTGCCTTTAATATTTGTTTCATTCTTTTTTCAATGAACTGTTCTGTTGGTTTGGTCATACCATCTGGCGATTGTTTACTATAACCACTATCTAACTTCTGTGCATAGTTATAACCAGCAACAATTTTATTACCTACTAATCTAGTTTTACGCCTAGCATTACCACTGCGCTTAGGAGTATCTTTTACAAATTCTGCAAAAGCTTCTTTAGGTAGTTTAGTGATTGCTTTTTCTATCTTTAATAAGCTTTTACTCATTTTGTTTTTTGTTAATGTTATCGACATTATTGTTCCTTACTCTTATCTAACAATTGTTGTAATTCGTCAGTTGTAAAATCTGGTATTGGCTCTCTACCATTATTGGCTGCCTTCTTATGATGATAGTTTTCAAACGTCATAGCGGCATCCATTATATACAAATCAAACGTATTACTTCTACGTAACACTTCGCTAGGCAACATTCCGTAACGCTTACCTAGTCCGTCAATCGTCAGTATCATAGTCATCTTTTCAGACTTAGGATCAATACTGTCTTGCGTTACTTTCCCAATAGTTCAGTCACCTTTGCAATTGCTTTCATCAACACGTGCGTAGGTAACATCTGGTCATCTTTTAATATCTCTTTACCCTTTTCATCTAGGATCAATGTGCGTACAATGCCAATGATGCCACTGGTATCTTGTCCACTTGCATTTGCTAGTTTCATAAACACGTCCATAGGCTGACGATCCCAAGTCCAGAATTCGATTGGCTCACCAAATTCTTTTATTGTATCTTCGTCATCAATGTGAATGTCGATTAGTTGAGGTTTTGCTGTAAGCTGTGAGAGTTTCATTTGTTATTCCTTTTAAATTATTGTAATGTATTTATTCGTTCTCGTTTAGGTCTTCTAATAGTTGATTTAGTAGAGCTAATCTAAATGCTTGCTTTGCTTTTAGTTGTTTGATTGTTGCCATCATATTGTCTAACATAGGCATCATCTTTGCTTCGTCAGCTATTAAGCTACGTAGTTTTTCTTCACTTGTCTTATACCATACTTGTTCTTGCGTCATTTGTTTCTTTCAATAAAAAAGGGAATACCTTTTGAGTATTCCCTAATATTCCTATATCAATTAAGATTAAGGGTTTTTCTCTGTGGTCATTGAACCATTTACAGCCAAAGTCATTGGCGTGATCCAAACAGGTGCATCAGGACTTGCAGTTGGTGCAAGTTGGCTGATAAAGCCTTGACCAGCATAGTAGTATGCGTTCGCAGTTGCATTGCCACCGTTCATTACAAGTTTAAATTGTAATGGCTGCTTATCAATACTTAACTGTGATACACCATAAAATGATGCTGATGTATTTGGCGTAGCATTTGCGTTGCCGAAGAACACTGAATCATCGATAACCATATTTACAGATATCTCATTATCTGCTGGTGTTGTAAGCTTATTCATATCTGTGTTGCAGAAATCTGTATAAGAATAAACTCCAGTAGAGTTAGTGATAGTGATATCTTGTAAGCAAGTTACTGATAGAGTGTTTGCTATGTTACCCCAGTTAGCACTATTGCTAATGAGTTCTGTACTTACCAATAGTGTTGGTTGAGTACCTGTTGTGTTTACTGTAATTCTTGCCATTTAAGTTCTCCTTGTATGTTGGCGTTATGTATTAAATTCTAATCTTGTTAATTCGAATGTCCAAACGTGCTTCTCTGCTTGCGTCGGCCCGTATGTTCTGACTTGATTGAAATTTCTTTCAAAATAGCCTTCCATAAGTTGTTGTCCATCATCTTTCAATGCTGTAACTAGATTTGCAACTATTGCATTAACATCTAGGTTATATGGATCATCTTGGTAACTAATGTATGTTACGTCAAATACATCAAATGCGTGATATATTGCGCCACAATATTGTATGCCAAGTTGATGTGGATTTCTACTATTTGTATGTACATCGCTAACGTAAATGCCATAACGAACTTTCTCATCATCGCTGGGAAAATCGTCATAAATCGGAACACTCCAAGTTCTTGGAATGTCTCGTTTCAACACATCAATAATTTGTGTAGTATTGACTGTTGGTGCATTTAATATTACCGCTGCCATTAGAAATATCTCCTATCCCCATTGAAATAATCGACGTCCGCTGTCCAATTTTCTTCGAGTTTCGTTGTTGGTCCTTGAGGATTATCCATATATAAATCATAGAAGTTCATCAACTGCAACGCCTTTGTCCATTCATCTTCACATCGCTTTTTGGCGAATTCGTAATTCTGCATATCTACTTCATTCATATTAGATACGTCTGTTACTAGGCTCTCATAAAATACAAGAATAGCTCCGAACGTATCTAAACGAATTAATGTTTGATCGCTTTTAATCAATAGACTTGGATTGAAACTTGAAATCAATTGTCCATTAGGCAAATTAGCATAATAGTAAGCACCCAAAACGGTGTCGCAGTATTTCTGCCACCATCCGAACTCTAACTTATAAAGCCACTCTTGTGAACCGACCTTAAAGTATGGAGCCCAATCAACTTGTAGAGCACTAGCTCTACGCTCCGCTGCCGGATCGTAGAACTGTATGTCCTCTACTGTTGCATTTGATATTCGTTGATATGGTACCGACATATTATATTATTTCCTTTAGACATTGAACGAGGATGTTTAGATCCTCATTCATATTCGAATCAATCTTGTAGAATGTTAATCGCTCCGCCTCTACGCAAGTCACCAACGCCAGATCCAAAATATCCAACTCCGGTTAACCAAATTTGCAAGCCACCTGGGACTTCACCAGTCTTCAATTGCAAGCCTTCTTTCATTACTGTAAAGATTGCGCTATCACCCATATAAGCACCAACTAGTACGGAGCTTGCTGATGCTTGACCCAACAATATACGATTTGTAGGTTGCAAGAATGTTGTGAACATAATCATACATCCATAAACTGACTCAATCTTACCTGTTGTTAACAATTCGTTACCAAGTGCTGATAGGTTACTACCACCACTTTGTGATACTGCACCACCAGTCAATTCAGCCAATAGGCGAGTCAAACTAGAACCAGAACCACCGGCTGAGCCAGGAACGTTTTCTGTGCAATAACCATTAGAATCAAGTACGATAACAGGAGCGCCAGGCATACGAGCAACTTTGAAGTTCTGCTTAACGTTACGAACAAGCTCTAAAACTTGTGCGCTTGAGAAGCCAGTTGTCCAACCTGCTGTATTAGCTGGAGTGCCAGCGCCAAGAAGTTCCATAGCACCTAATTGTAAGACACGATCAAATCCGTCTGCGCTAGTTGCGTAGTATGTGTTGCTTGGAGTTGCTTTGAATGATAAGAACGCCGCTGTAACACGTTGGTCAACCTTCTCTGCGAAACTCTCACCAAGTTCAGCACCAAGAGTAGCCGCTAGGGTGAACGATGTAGTCCAACCGTAGAAGATATCGAATGCTGTTTGTGCAACTGCAGGAGTTGCTGTAATTGTACCTTGACCCAATGCAGGATTCTGTACAACAGCGTTACCAGTACCAAAGGTACCATTAGCGCCGTTAGGATTATAATCTTGATATGTAATCGGTGCGAAGTTTGGTACTAAGAATGTTTGACCTTGTGTAGGTGTAACAACGTTAGTGAAGTTAACTAGACCATTTGATTCGTGCATAGCACGTAATGCGAAATTTGAAATCGCTGTTGTAAAACCATCGCCCTCATTATTGGGGCCGCCTAAGACGTATGCCATAATATTTTCCTTAAATTAAATTTTGTTGGCTTCAGAGCACTTTACGACTTGAATTCGATACACTTGCTGATACGCCTAGACCTTTTAGTCCGACACCTTTACCTAGACCATTCTTGTTAGCCCACGCATTGAATGCGGCAGGGTCACGTGAATAGTCTGGTATAGTTTCTTCTAACGCACCAGTAAAACTACCTTGTCCAGGTCTTAAACCTGATCCAGAATTGGAATTGCTCTGTCTCAATAACTTAGGATTACCCTGAGCTACCTCTTGTACCAATCCCTGGATTGTAAGTGGCATACCATCACTACCATAACGTTCTTGACCCTTTTGATTGACGATAGCATATGTGCCATCATCGTTCCATTGAATATTGCTTTTAACTTTATTCAGTGCGTAATCAATCAAATCACTGTCGAACTTGTCGCCCATTGCTCGCTGAATATCGCTATCAAGTTCCTTCTCACGCAATGCTTGCTCTTTACGTGCAAGATTTTGTGATAGTTCGTTAAAGCGTTCGTGCAAGTCATTAGTTGTAACACGTCCTGAACTTGGCTGTACTTTTGGTTGTTCCACTGGCTGTGCGTTGCCACCGAGTTGTTGAGCACTTGTTCTAGCAATATAAGCAAGAGCATCTTCTACACTAGTAAATTGAGTACCACTAGCATTGCTAAGGGCAGTTAATAAACCTTGTGTAGTACTCTTACGAATAGCACCAGCATTCACTTGCTCGTTACCACCTTCTTGTGTTTCCACTGACTGGTTAGTATTAGTCTGGCTGTCGTTGCCAACGAAAGATTGTTGATCCATTTAATTTTTTCCTTGATTTTACGTTATCACCGAGTTTGTATTGTATTTATTACAATTAGTTTATAGGTAGTATTATCTACCTGCTGTACCACCTAGCAATAATGCAGGTGCTACTTGATTTGGATAGTAGGTTAATCCTACGTCTGTTACTGGAGTTCCAGCACCACCTAATATACTTGTGTTATCTGGTACTCCGTTTTCATCATCGTATTCAGCTTCTTCTTTACCATCTTCATCTTCGCCGTATTCTTCGTGCGTAGGTATCATACTAGGTTCTAAATCTCTGCTCAGTACTTGGTCATTGTTTTCTTGCATCAATGCTTTTAACTGACCATCTTGAATAGTATTGATGAACACTTGCTCGTATTCTGGTATGTCTTCAGCAGGTGATAATAATGCAATAATTTCTTTTGTAATCAATGATTTAACTATCTCATTATCACCAGCTAACTCATTAGCAGATTTAATCAATGCCATACGATAGTTAGTGTCGTGCGCTTCATAGTCAGTGTTGTAATGCACTTCGCCAGCCCAACGTTGATCCATAAAACGTGCGGCATAAGTGTAAATCATTTCTTCTGTAACTTCCATCAGTCTAGCTTTACTCTTTGCTAATCTGTGTAGTTGTTTGCGTTCTTCGATGATAGCAACGCCTGACGCAATTTGGTTCTTACTTGTACGTAAGCCACCTAGTCCAGTCAATGCTTCTATCTGTTCTAATATATTATCTTGTGTTCTAATGATTGCGTCTACGTCACCAGTATCAATTGCGATAGCTTCAATCTGTCCTTCATTAGCACGAACAATAGCGCCAGCGTGAACTGGTACACTAATACCTTTATCTGCACGAATGATGGTATGTGCGAATTGTAGTGCTGTATACTTCTCGCATTCTAGTTTATAATATTCTTTTTGTGCGTCACTTGCACTATCAATATCACTTACGCCACATTCCATTGTTCTAGGATCTCTGCGACCATATGCTATGAATACTGGTAAGCTCATACCAGGCGGATACATACCTTCGCCTATGCGCTCTGCAGGTTGATTTTCTTTGCCAGGACCTTTTTCTACTTTATAACTATGCCAATAGCTTGGAGTTACTGCATCACCTAAATAATAGCATTTGATATAGTAACAATCTTCTTCTTCCATCTCTTTAATCTTAACGTACTTTAATAGTGGTCTGCCGCCGTAGTAGTCAAACTCCCAGTCCCATACATCTAACGGACTGATTGCACATACGTAAGGCCTACCTAAGTTACCTTCGCTTTGTTGCGGCATATCCACGGCAACCCAACAATGTCCGAAGATACTTGTTAAATCGCCTACACCTTCCATAAAGCCATTCATACTGCGATTGGTTAAATCACTGTCTAACTGAAACAAATCAATCCATTCATTATTCTCAGGAGCGATGTGTTTACCTTGTGGTGTACAAAATTGTAAATTGCGTTTAATGCCTGGCTCGAACAATACATCATTGATGGTATCAACAATATAACGACAGATAGGCTGTGCTACTGTGTTAGCTACCAAATCCAAATAAAGTGTACTATCTTCGCTAGGTCTTTTCTTGCGTACCGCTTGCTTGAAGGTAATACCGCCAAGATATGCGTATTGGTACGATAACATCTGCAAATAGATATTATCATACACGGGATTGCGTTTTAATAAGTCGCGGTTATTGTGCATTGTTTTTTGTCTCTTTATGTTGCCGGGGCGAAAATCGTTGATTTATGCATAATGTATTTATGCTTAAGGTTTTAGTTTGCACTTATCACCGTGAAATCTTGCATAGCTATTGTTCGGCATTGAGCGACTGCAATGAACGCAAGTTGTACGTGGTTGTTTTTTACCAGTCATACCATAAGTCACACCACCCCAAGGGTTATGACGACCTTTACTAATCATATCATCAGTGTTTTGTTGATGAGTGCCTAAACTTAAATGTTTAGGATTACAACAAATAGGATTATCACAACTATGCAATACTAATAAACCATTAGGTATTTTACTATTGTGTTCTTCATAGCTTACACGGTGAGTAGTACGCATCTTTTTACCATCACGTATCATACCATAACCAATGTTGTTCTTACCACCTTGAAATTCCCAACAGTCAGTAATTTCATTGACTATAATTTTATCTAATAGTCGTTCTAGTAATGTGCCACTATCGCCTACATATCTACCCATATTAATTCCACACCTGATAATCTTCTACTGCATCACCATTCATAATCTCTTCCCAACTTGGACCGCCTGGATACAATGGACTCTCAGGCATATGCTCTAAACCCGGAGTGTTTTGTCTACTATACTTCACATCAGTGTTAATATACTCTTGTATGCCTAATACATTTTCGTGTTGAATAGGAAATAAGTTATGAATTCCATAGCGTATGCAATCGCCTAGTCCGTCAATGTGTGCGTATCTACTCTCACTGTACTTGACTAACTTCTTGCGACTACCATCTTCAAAATGGTATGTCTGCATAGCTTCTAATAAAAACTTATCATCAGGACTTATAATTAATCCACCACGATTGATAAACGCATTGCTTGTATTGTCTGTATCTGTAATCAATGGATTGCTTTTACGTGTATTCACAATCGTAAAGCCATACTTCTCTAAAATAATCCTATCTGTAACGCCGAATGGACTTGTTGTATCTCTATTCACTTGCGTTCCACTCATATCGATAATGCTATTGATTCTACGTTTAGGAAAATCTTGTCGAATAGCGTCTGCAATGCCTTCAGTACTGCAATCTGGTATCGCATAACTTTTTAATATCTCTATCGTACCATCTTTGTGACCAGATTTCTTTACTTGTGCAACAGTAGCGCACATAACCCTTTTATTAAAATCGTGGAATGTGTATAAATCACCACCAAAATCTTTAACTTCACGTGTATATTTGTGCTTATCCCAAGTGTAGAAGAACGCATCACTAACACTTTCCCATTGGCACATATAATCCTGATTGAATTTTAGTGGACTGATGATCCGTTTCTGCTCATCGATAAAATCTTTATTGCCACTACGCATTTGTAGATAGTTGTAATGACGAACAACGTACTTGTCTGTGTTCTCTAATGCTAACGTAAACAAATCGTGCAATGGACCAGTACCATTTGGTGTACTAATCACAATCAATCGACCTTGCGTATCAGCTTGACCAACACGCGGTCTTAATCGATTAGTAATCTCTTGTAATGTATCTTGTGTGTACAATGCCGCTTCATCAGCTACCCACACGCCTACGTTTAAACCACGTAAGTTCTCACGTTGCTCTGCGCTCTTACAACGTATGAACACGCCGTTAGGAAACTTAATTGTAAGCTCACTGTTGTTGATATCTTTACCATCAATTAATCCAAAGTGATTCATACAGCTATGCTTCAATGGCTCCCATATAAGTGATTTAATCATCTGACCAGTTGGTGCTGAATAGATTATGTCTTTGCCTTTGTGATAACGTGGATCACTTGCGAACAACGGCAGTGCAATAGCCGCAAGAAACGTTTTCCCACTGCCGACAGGAACAATGTCTACGCAGTGCTTATCAGTAGTGAGCCAGTCACGTAATATTGTGTTTTGCTCACCATACAGTGGGATCTCTATGTTGTTCATTTAGTCGATATAATCTTTGGTAAGTTAGTTTGCCAATCACTTAACTCAATAGCAGGAAAGTTAAAGTTGTTGTGCATACTCTGACCAAGCGTAGTCACATCGATCTCTTGCTTATCTGCTACAACCTTATTCAGTATCATACTCTGGTATTTTTGCAGTAAATGTTTATCATCGCCCATTCTAGCATTGTGATAATCTTCTGCAAATCCTTCTGCAAAAGGTTTGTCTTTGTTCTCAATAGCTTGCAATATGGTCATTGCACTAAGCTTTTGCACTGAACCCTTTTTGCGACCACCACCTGGTCTAGCTCCGCCACGTTTTGCTTTTGGCTTTTCTATGTTTTCATCAGTCATCTAATAATCCTTCACTACGTAATATGTTTCTAGCCCAAGTTAATCCTGGCGGACCACCCCATAACAGATATGCTTGCGTACCTGGTGTATTTTGTCCAGGCTTGTAATACGTTTCTGCACGACTTAAAAAACTATAGGTACGTTTTACTGTATCTAAACTAACTTCTCGTCTGTTTGCAAATTGACTTGCACGATTTAATCCTACGGCAGTGCCACCACGATTGCTTGCGCTAACTTTCTCACGCATCGCTAGCCCACGTCTTGCGTTTGCAGCCATTGCTTCTGTTGCTCTATAACCCATTTAATCTCTCCTTCAATAAGTTAATCACCTGTTGATAGCGATGATTACCTTTTAGTTCTTCATTGATAGACTGTATCGCTAACACTTGGTCTAGTGGACCATTCGATATCACATCTTCGATATACTTAAATCTGGTATCGCAATAACAGTGACCTAAAAACTCTTTACGTTTCATTCGCCTAATCTTTTAACTATTTCTTCTTCTAATAGTATTTGCTTGCTATGACCTTCAGCTTGGTCTTTTAAATTCTTGCGTAGTTCTCTTACAATATCTTCGTGGTCATTACGGATCATTTGCAGATATACTCTTACAATGCCTGGATTGTTTAATCGTTCACGTATTGTTAACATCTTTTTTCTTCCTTACGATAATTCGTTTTGGCTTTTGTGGTGGTGTAACAATAACTTGCACACCACTTGGCACGTCAGGCAATAGTATGTCTGCTTGTGGCTTTCTACCGAACGCTAACTTAATCTTGTCCCATACACTTCTCATATATAAACCTTTTCATAATCATCAACGTTATCTGTCTCATCAAGGCCATCGTAAAACTTGCCATCACGTTTGTCTTTGTACTTCAATGCGCCAAACACTGATAGGAACTTTTGATTCTTCTTGCCCCATTGTTGTGTTAGCTCTAAAAATCTATCACGTCCAAACATTATTTGTAGTTGCGTCTTACAATCTTCTGGACTTGGATTGATATCATTCTTTGTATCAGTCAATGTATGCATAAAGCTTATGCATTGATCGATCTCAGTCTCATTCATAAATGGAGACAACTCCGTTACCATCTTATCAAAATTCTTTATGTGACCAACATAGAATGGTTTGTCGATAATGCCTTTAAACTCGCTCAATGTAATGCTCCTTTAGTTATGCTATCGATGACTTGGCCTGTGTCTATGGTTACTTGACCTTTTAGTTCAGTGGTAAGACCCTGTTTATATTCTTTGAGGTATTGTTCTTGTTGCAACGCACCTAGGAACTGATGTATAGTTCTTAAGCCAAGTATCTTCATCTCAAAGATTTGTTTGTTCTCATCGCTAAGGTCATCAACGTTCATATTCATCATTGCTTCTATTGATGTTTCAATGTCTTTAACTAGTGGGTCAACAGTGACTACTAATTGTTCGTCATCGTCTCGGTATAATTTGTATGTATATTCTATCATTTGTTCATTTCTTCATTTTAGTGCAGATATCTTTACCGTTAACAGTACCGCCATATCGATAGCCTTCCCAACAGGCCGCTCCATCTGCACCTTTTTTCTTTTGATTTGGCTTATCTCGGCTACTAGACATTCTTTCACTAGTGCCATCTCGATACATTGTTTTACCATTAACAGTCATTCGTTGTGTTGCCATTATTTCTTCTCCATAGTTTTCTTAGGTTCTTTATATCCACTTGCGTGAATAGCTTGCGCTTGCTTCTCTGCATCGGCACGATTTAAATATGGCTTGCCAGTATCACCGTAACGATACATTCTTTGGCCTTTAATCATCACTACTTGTATTGGCATTTGATATATCCTTCTTCTTAATACTATTTAGTTCTTTGCACGTGGTCTTATGCTTTATTACACTGTTAGCAAACTTCAATGTTGTATTACAGTGTTGGCATTTCCACGATGCAAATTCCCATTCACTAAGTCTTACATTATATTTTAATATAAGACTTGTTTTTATTGGTGTGTTAACCAATTTGTGTTGTAGATATAGTTGACGTGGATTGTATTTCATCAACTATATATCGTTCTAACAATTCCTTACGTCTGTACCAACTTTTACGCATATTGTCTTTATGCTCTTGTGACTTAGGCACTCCTAATTTTGCTTCACGCATCTTTTGTTTTTGCTCTGGAGTTTTTGGCACTCCACTACAAGCTTTGCGAATGCCTTCAGTAACATTGTGTAATGCTTCTGGCGCAAACGGACCAGTGCCACGAATCCAAGGGCCAAATCCTTCAATGACTTTATCACTAGGTTCTACACCTAACTCAAATCTTTTGATATATTTTTTGCCTTGTGTATCGTATCTGTGATATCTTGTGTACTTTTTTTGTTTCATAATATTATTTATTTTCTATAATGTATTTGGTTATTTTTGTTTGTTAACCATTTTATAATCTATCTACTAGCAATAACTGCGTAAAAATAACTGCGTAAAACCGCCAAAATGCTATGGATGAAAAAAATGCTTTTTATTTTTTTTCTATGCCAGCGACTCCACTCGGATTACGCAGTTATTTCCTTAAAATAGCTCTTGTTTGATGTTATTTGCGTGTGGTCTAGACCCAAGTTCTTTACCTTTGTCGTCACATATGTTATCGCCAGCTTCATCTGTCTCATTAATGAAGTCATAGATATCAAAAACATATTTTTCTTTATCTTCGTCTG